GTGACACTACTGTCTGCGTATGACTGGGAGTTTGTGGAGCAGGCCAAGCAGATGCGCGGCATGGCGGTCGCCAAGATCATTGAGGAAACCAACCACCCCGACGCTCGGATCAGGCTCAAAGCCATCGAGATGCTTGGGCGCGTGACGGAAGTGGCGCTGTTCACGGACAGGCTTGAGGTCAAGAAGACTGATCTGACGGACGCCGAGATTGACCAGAAGCTCCAAGACAAGCTCGACAAGCTGCTCAACGTCATAGATGTGGACATAACAGTTGGCGAAACCACTGCGGACATCACGGACGTTGAGCCAAGCCAGCCAGACCTGAGTGAGCACTTACTAACACCTGAAGAACCTCCAGCCCCCACTGACGATGAATCTTGACGCGCTCAATTTGAAACCGGAAGAGGTCAAGGCCATACGCGCAGCGTTGCCGACGATGACCAAAGCGGCCAAGCAAGAGCTGATGGAGATGCTGGAGGTGTTTGAGGAGCGTGAAAGGCGTTATGCGCTCTACAACTCGCGCCTTAACATGATTGACTTTGCCAAGAAGGTGTACCCCGGCTTCAAGGTTGGGCCCCACCACCGCAAGCTGTCCAAGATTTTCCAAGACGTGATTGACGGCAAAAAGAAACGCGTCATCATCAACATCGCCCCGCGTATGGGTAAGTCTGAGTTTTCGAGCTACCTGTTCCCCGCTTACTTTCTAGGTAATTACCCTAATAAGAAGATCATCATGGGCACGCACACCGCGTCTCTGTCGGAAGACTTTGGCCGCAGGGTCAGGAATCTGCTGGAGGACGAGGACTTCAACACCGTGTTTCCGGGCACCAAGTTGGCGCAAGATCAGAAGGCTTCAGGCAAATGGAGCACTGACACAGGGGGACAATACTACGCCGCTGGTGTAGGCGGAGCCTTGGCCGGACGGGGTGCGGATCTGTTCCTGATCGACGACCCGCACTCGGAGCAGGACGTTAAAGCCAACAGTCGTCTAGCGTTTGACACGGCGTGGTCGTGGTTCCAGACTGGCCCTCTGCAACGCTTGATGCCCAATGGCGCGATCATTGTGGTGATGACCCGCTGGGGCCCGCTGGATTTGACCGGGCGGCTAATCGACTACCAAGTAAAAAACCCGAACTCCCCGCACTGGGAGATCGTAGAGCTGCCAGCCATCCTCAACGAAGGCACGGAAAACGAGAAATCACTCTGGCCAGAGCAGTGGCCGCTGGCTTCGCTGCTGTCTGCCAAGTCGTCGATGGACCCGAGATATTGGAACGCGCAGTACATGCAGCAGCCCACTTCGGATGTGTCGGCCATTATCAGCAGGAAGAGCTGGAGAATCTGGACAGACGACGAGCCGCCCAAGTGCGAGTACATCATTCAGAGCTGGGACACGGCCCACGAGACCAAGAGCACATCCGACTATTCGGCTTGTACAACTTGGGGAGTTTGGTACAACGAGAACGAAAACAGCGCCGCGCAGGTCATATTGCTGGACGCGTTCAAGGAACGCATGGCGTTCCCAGAGTTAAAGGCCGTTGCGTTCAAACACTGGAAAGAGTGGGAGCCCGACGCGTTCATCGTGGAGAAGAAAGCCGCTGGTGGGCCGCTGATACAAGAGCTGCGGGCGATGGGCATACCCGTGCAGGAGTTTACGCCGAGCCGGGGAAACGATAAGATGGTGCGGGTCAACGCGATTGCGGACTTATTCACCTCGGGAATTATCTGGGCACCGGATACCCGCTGGGCACGCGAAGTCATTGAGGAAGTGGCCGCGTTCCCAGTAGGCGAGAATGACGACTACGTGGACACGACCAGTCAGGCGCTGCTGCGCTTCAGGCAGGGCGGGTTCATATCGCTGGACTCGGACGAGAAAGACGACAAGATTTACCGTGGGCGCGTAGCCGCTTACTATTAAGGATCAACATGGCAACAAACATCGACAAAGCACTCTTTCGACAGCCACAAGGCATTGACGCGTTGGGGGAAGCTGAAGAGGCCATTGAGATTGAGATTGTTGATCCCGAGGAAGTGAGTATCAAAGGTCCGGGGTTTGCCATCGAGTTGGCCAAGGTTGAGGCGGAGAACGACTTTGACGCCAATCTGGCCGAAGAAATGGGCGAGAGCGCTATTGCGTCGATGGCAGGTGACTTGGCTGAAGACATTGACAACGACCGCAACTCACGCAAGGAGTGGGAGAAAGCTTACACAGAAGGCTTGAAACTGCTGGGCTTGCAGATCGAAGAGCGCACAGAGCCTTGGAACGGGGCGTGCGGCGTGTTCCACCCGATGATTACCGAGGCCGTGGTCAGGTTCCAGTCAGAGGCAATCACGGAGTCGTTCCCCGCCCAAGGGCCTGTGCGCACAAAGATCATTGGCAAAGAGACTCCCGAGAAGCAGCAAGCTGCGCGGCGCGTTGAGGCCGACATGAACTACGAGTTGACGGACGTGATGAAAGAGTTCCGGCCAGAGCACGAGCGCATGTTGTGGTCGCTGCCAGCCACAGGCTCGGCGTTCAAGAAGGTGTATTACGACCCCAATCTGGGGCGTCAGGTGTCGATGTTTGTGCCCGCAGAAGACATTCTCCTGCCGTACGGCACCACGGACATGGACACTTGCTACCGCCTGACACACGTCATGCGCAAGACCAAAAACGACATCATCAAGCTCCAGAAGGCGGGCTTTTACCGTGACATCGAGCTGGGCGACCCCACACGCGAGCAGACCAACATTGAGAAAGCCAAGGACAAAGAGACCGGCTTCAGTGATCTGAACGACGACCGCTACATCCTGCTGGAGTGCCACGTTGACTTGGACCTCAAGGGCTTTGAAGATTTAGACGACGATGGCGAGCCCACAGGCATCGCGCTGCCATACGTAATTACAATCATCAAGGGGACCAACGATGTATTGTCCATTCGACGCAATTGGCGTGAAGATGACGAGCTGCACCTCAAACGCCAGCACTTCGTTCACTACCAATACATACCCGGCTTCGGTGCGTATGGCTTCGGCCTCTTCCACCTCATTGGGGGATTTGCTAAGTCGGCCACCAGCATCATGCGCCAGCTCGTGGACTCCGGGACACTATCGAATTTACCCGGGGGCCTCAAGTCTCGCGGACTTCGGATTAAGGGTGATGACACTCCGATTGCCCCCGGCGAGTTCCGAGACGTAGACATTGGCTCCGGCGCACTGCGGGACAACATCCTGCCCCTGCCATATAAAGAGCCGTCGATGGTGCTGTTCCAGTTGCTGGGCACCATCGTTGAAGAAGGTCGCCGCTTTGCAGCTACTGCGGACATGAAGGTTGCCGACATGTCGGCCAACGCCCCGGTGGGCACAACTCTGGCTCTGCTGGAGCGCCAGCTCAAGGTGATGTCGGCTGTGCAGGCGCGTATGCACTACGCGTTCAAACAAGAGTTGCACCTGTTGGCCGGGCTCATCCGCGACTACACAGACCCAGCGTACGACTACGAGCCAGACCGTGGTGGCCGCAGGGCCAAGGTAGAAGACTACAACCACGTAGACATCATCCCTGTGTCGGACCCCAACGCGGCAACAATGTCACAAAGGGTCGTCCAGTACCAAGCCGTCATCCAGATGGCGCAGATGGCTCCCGAGATTTATGACCTGCCACTTCTGCACCGCAACATGCTGGAGGTGCTGGGTATCAAGAACGCCGACAGGCTCGTGCCGCTGCCAGACGACCAGAAGCCAAGAGACCCGGTGTCCGAGAACATGATGGTGCTCAAAAGCGAGCCGGTCAAAGCGTTCCTGTACCAAGACCACGAGTCACACATCAAGGTACACATGTCTGCGATGCAAGACCCGACCATCATGCAGTTGATTGGCCAGAACCCCAAGGCACCGATGATCCAAGCGGCCATGATGGCGCACGTGGCAGAGCACGTCGGCTTTGCGTACCGTCAGAAGATTGAGCAGCAGCTCGGCCTGCCCCTGCCACCGGAAGACGAGAAGCTCCCGCCGCAGATCGAGGTGGCCTTGTCCGCCATGATGGCGCAGGCCGCGCAGCAGGTTCTCCAACAGAGCCAAGCGCAGCAAGCCCAGCAGCAGGCGCAGCAGCAAGCCCAAGACCCCGTGCTCCAGCTTCAGCAGCAGGACATGCAGATCAAGCAACAAGAAGTTGCGCTCAAAGAGAAGAAGATTGCTGTGGACGCAGCAGCTCGTGCAGACGAGTTGGAACTCAAAGAAAGAGCGTTGGCTGCAAAGATGGAGTTGGACGGATTCAAGGCGGGCCAGCAGGCCACGCAAGCCGAGAAGAAATTGCAGTCCGACCAAGAACGAGAAGGTGTCCGCATGGGCATCGACATCGCAAAGAGTCGCCAACAGGCGACACAGAGAAACCAACCACCGAAAGGTCCGGCTAAATAATGATCCAAGACTTCGCACGCGTATTGCGCGAACAAATACGCAAAGACATGAACAACTACGCTGACGACGCCGCCAGCGGAGCATGTCGCTCATTTGAGGAATATCAAAAACTCTGCGGAACCATTCAGGGTCTGGCTCTCGCAGAGCGTTATTTACTCGACCTTGCAAAGAAAGTAGAGCAATCAGATGAGTGAAATTCTTTTACCGCCGGGTATTACCTTACCCAAACACATCCAGCCCCTAGATAAACCTGATGAGGACGGCGACAAAGGGTCCGCCTTGCCTATACCAACGGGCTACAAGATGCTGTGTATCGTGCCTGCCGTGGACGAAAAACTCGCCGGGACATCTCTTGACCTTATCCGAGATGCCGCGACCATGCGCCTTGAAGAGAGCGCCACAACCGTGCTTTGGGTCATGAAGCTCGGGCCAGATGCGTACAAAGACACCGCCAAGTTCCCATCAGGTCCGTGGTGCAAGGAAGGTGACTTTGTGCTCGTGCGTACCTACACCGGTACGCGTTTTAGGGTGTTTGGTAAAGAGTTCAGAGTACTGAACGACGACCAGATTGAAT